GGTAATAAGAAACCATCATCAGGAACTAATAGAGGTGGGTCTACTTGTTTCTGTGCAGCTTTGATAGTTGTCTTTGACATTTCATTTAACATCTTAACATCTGGCAACGCTGTCATTGCAGGACTTCTTCCATAGATTTCATTTGATGCTTTTAAATATCTTGGTACTACAAATGGAAACTCTCTAAATCCACTTACAGATAATTCATTACCATTTTTATATTCCATATACACAGATTCAAATGGCATATTTGCTTTATCTTTTTTATTGGGATTAAAGTCTGCTCTTGGATAAACTGCATGTAAGATTTCTACTTCTTCGTATGGATCTTTCTTTGCTTTTGTTTGTACATCTGATGAAACATTTTCACCAAACTTTTGTATTGCAGCTCTAGCTGATATTTTAAATCTTCTATAGATTGTATCTATTCTACCTTTGTCATTCTCTGCAATAAATACTTCGTTAATATGTCTTGTAGAAAATTTTACAATATCTTCATCATCTTCTTCAATAAACATTGCAGCTGTACCAAATGTGATTAGGTCATGATACAATTCAAATATTTCTTGTTGAAAGTTTGATCTATTAAATGCTGTGTACATTGCATCTGTAGATGCTTCTAACCAAAGTTTAGCTTCATCTTCATTATCAATTTCTTGATCTTTAAATCTTAAAGTAAACCAAGGAGTAGAAGGGTTAGTCAACATTCCATGAAGAGATGCAGCTAACAACTCTACTGCTTGTAGGGGAGAAGAATCAAAAATAAGTTCAGTTCGTTTATCACCTCTTGATCTTTGTTTAGTTACATCTGCTTTTCTTGGTTGCATATAATCTGCAACTTCTTGCCAATGTGTTTCCCAATTTTGTCTTTGACTTTCTAATTTGTCAAATCTTGATAATAAACTTTTTGTTAAATCTGTTTTTGCCATTATCTTCCTAATAAACTTTTCTTACCTAATGTTAATGTTTCATCTTCTACACCTTTAGAGCTAGTCATAATTGTAGATGATCTACCTTTTGCTTTTGTCTTTCTTGGATCATAAGCATCAGCTGCTTGTGATTGTGAAACTTCTGCTACTGTTGGTGTTACAGGAGCTGGAGTTGGTGCTGGAGGTGGCGGTGGGGGTGCTGGTGGTTTTGGTCTAAATACTCCTCCCATATTATTCTCCAAGTGTTAAAGAAGATTTAGTTTCTTGAATAGTTTCTTTTTTATTTTCAGTTTTAATTTCTTTTACTTCTTCTTTTAAAACTAAAGGTTCTTCTTCTTTTTTAATTGTTTCTTTCTTTTTAAAAAATTTTTTTATTACTTCAAACATTATGATCCTAACAAAGTTTTCTTTTCTGTTTCAGCTTCTTCTTCTACACCTAGTGGTCCAGTTAAAATTGTAGACCTTCTGCCTTTTCGCTTTCTTTCAATCGCAGCTTGTTCCGCTGCAATTTCATCTTTTTCTTCTTGAGAAAGTTCTGATGAAGGTGGTTCTGGCAAGGGTTGAACTGGTGGTAGCGGTGGCATTTTTGGTTTTAAGAATCCCATAATTATATAATCCTATATTCATTATCTGCTACACTTTGTGGAGCTGATTGTCTAGTATTAATTTCTTGTAGTCCAACTGCTAGATACCTCATGCTATCACACGCATGCGAACTCCAATCATGTACAGGTTTTGATCTGAACATTCTATTTTTATCAATGTACTTCCTGTGGTAATGTCTTAACGCATCTATCAACTTTTTGCAATGGTCAACATCAATATAGCATCTTGGCAAGGTCATGGAAGTTGCGTGGATACCATCCTCGAGTGGGATTTTTGGCACAACCTTGAACCGCACACCAAGTTGATAAGCAACCTCTCTTCTCGTTTTGCCGTTTGAAAAATCTGTAACTTCGATGTCGTGTGGTGCAAAGTGGTCTTGATAGATGTAATCTTTATCCTTGATGACTTGCACATAATGCGGCAACCCTTGACCTCGTTCCTCGTAATAATCAATAATGTTTACTGCTCTACCTAATTGTTGAAAGAATATAATCGCTGTGTGGTCGGAGACTCCTAAGTCCCATGCAGTGTTGACAGGCAAAGATGGATCGTAAGGTACTCTTGCAATCTGCTTATCATCTTCCATTTTTGCAATGATGTCTCCATATACTGCACCCTCAATGTTGGCAATCCAATCGCACTCAAACTCTTGCTGATACTTCTTTTCACCCATGACTTCTTTTGCCTTATCTAATTCTTCTTGGTCGACTATCTTTGTCTCGCTAGCTTTTGCCTTGTAGGAGAACCAATCTTCTGCACCTTGTGCGTGTTGAAATAATTCGTAAAAGTTGTTGTTCATTCCAGCAGGTGTACCTATAAACACGCAGTACCCCTTTCTGTCTGATAGTGCAGGTCTAATTATTTCTGGGAATAGCTTACTGTTTACATTTGCGTACTCATCGATCACACACCCATCTAGGTATATCCCCCTTAGACCATCTGAGTTTTCTGAACCAAGTAATGTTATTCTGCTGCCATTAGGCAGATCTACCCTTAGTTCTGTTTCATTAAACTTAGTGTATGGAATTTTTGCCGTGAACTGTTTCATGTAATCCCATGCAATGCTTTTTGCTTGTTTGAAGGTTGGAGCTATGTATGCAAACCTTGGATTCTTTTGCTTTGATAACAAAGCTGAACGTATGAGATGATTGATCATACATACTGTTTTGCCGAACCTTCTATGGCATACAAGCACATTCCATCTAAATCTTGATATTTGTTTATGTAGATGAGCCTGGTGTCGTCTTGGTGTGTAGGGAATTTTAATATCCATTATAATTCTTTACTCCATCTTATTCTAGGTATTGCTTGTACTCTTTGCCAAATCCTATTTTTTCTTGTAGTCCAACCTGTATTTTTTTTAAATGTTTGTACTTTTGTTTCCTTATTAAAATTTACAGCTTTTAGTGATGATCCGCTTTCTGTTGTAAGTGTGTATGTTATTATCTTTTTACCACCCATACTCTGCCAAACCTTTATTGCTTTAGCATATAAGAAACTACAAGTTCCTTTAGGTGCATCATTTAAAACACAATTTCTGTTTATCTCCAAAGTAAATCTTTCGTCTAATCTTCTAGCAACAGGTCTACCAACTATAACTACCCCTACTAATTTGCCTTGATATTCTGCACCTATACTAAATTTATGACCTACACATTTCTTGTTGTGCCTATGATATTTTGTAACAAACTCATTTGCTTCCTTTAAAGATAAAGGAATTACTTTTAACTGTTTTGCCATATATCAATGTATTTCTTTGCTTTGCATATTCTCATTCAGAGGAAAGTAATCAAAACCTAATCTGTTCATTGCATAGATTGTAAATAACTCCGCAGAGTCCTTATTAGGCATACCAAAGAATTTGATTACTACATTGTTGCTTTTTTCTTCAATGTAGCAAACACAATCCATATCTTCTGATGAAAAATAGTTCATATACTACATCTAGTTTAAAAGAAGTTGTTTGGCAAGGAGTGAATAGCTGTGTGTATAAGGGAGTCCTCGAGTCCCATGTATATATATATTATAACAGCACAGCGTTTTAGGGGGTGTACCCCCCTTAGCAAAGTCAAAAATGTAGAGTATATCTTTAAAATATTACTAACGATAATATAAAGTTATTGAAACCCCTTAAAGTATAACCGATATTAAGACGCTAAGAACACGCCACGCTTTAAACATTTGAATAGCAACATCACAAACAATAATTTGTTTTTACTTTCTTCTTTCTTTTACTTTCTTCTTTTCTCTTTCCTTCTTTCAATCTTCAAGTTTAATCTTCTTCAACCTTTTAAAACTTCCTTTTCCTTTTTTACTTTGTTTAATTCTGTTTCTGTATTTTCTTTTGAATAGCTCTTTTAATAATATATTCTTTGATCTCATAATATAAACTTAATTGGTCCATTGTATTTTTGCAACACTGTTGCCTGGTTGCAACACTTCCGGGAACTTAGAATAATTCTAAAGTAATATGAGCTAAAAAAAAAATTATTTTATGTATTGCAATCTATAAAATAATAAATATACAATATGGTTATAAACAAAAGAAAGGTAAAAACATGACTACATATAAATCATCATATAAAACAACAACATTTGTTGAAGATAAAAAAATAAATGTTGTACATCATGCAACAAAAATTATTGAACATGATGTAGAGAATAACACTATAAAATTAAATAATGGTGGATGGTTCTCTAAAACTACAAAAGATAGAATGGATTCTTATCTATCTGAGAATTCAAGTTATAGATTATATCAAAAGAAAGGTAATTGGTTTATTGATATAATTGATAAACTTGATGATTATAAAACTTTAAAAACTATACCATATGAAAATGGTATGATCTTAAAAGCTATATAATTAATGATAATTATGCACTTGATTTATATATACAATTTATATAAATTGAGTGCATTAAAACAAAGAAAGGAAACAACATGAACAAAAAAGAAATACAAGAGCTTTCGAAGTATCTTGTTGAAAAAACAAAAGGACAATTTCACTATGAAGAGGACTATTGGAAAGAATTTTTTTCAAATAGTGAAGTAGAGAAATTAGAAAAAAAAATAAATGTTTGTATGGAAGATCAAAACTATGAATATTTTTGTGATTGCATAGAAAAGGCATCAAACAATTTAAAAATAGATTGGAAAAATATTAGTCCTAAAGAGCTAAAAATTATTCAATCAAGTGCAACATTTAAAATATTTAATAAATATTGTAATTAATAGAAAGGAAAAACAATGAAAACAAAATATAAAATAGTAGATTGGATGAACAACAGAATATTTCCCAATAAAGTTTTTAAATCTTTTGAAGATGGATGGGAATATATATATCAAAAATTTGACAACGAAGAAGATCATCAAGAATATTACGTTGTTGATGTAAATGAAAAAGAAAATGAAAGGGGTAGATAATGAAAGCTAAAGACTACAAATCAATCACAGAGTTATTAGAAAAAAAATATAAAAAGAAATTCTATTTATTCCAGGATTTTGAGGATATAATAAATAGAATAAAACAAAAAAGAAAGGACCAACAATGATACTTACAGAAGAAGAAAAAGATGTTTTAATAATACATCTTAAAAATCACATTGAAAAAACTTCTACACCTATGGTTTGGGTTGATAAATATAATAGATCTAAACCATTAGAAAGAGTTTTTAAACATATCGATACACCAAATCAAAAGAAAATAAAATCTATAATTAAAAAATTAGAAAGCGAGGAATAAATGAAAATAGATTGGTATGAATTAAGGACCTTAGAGCTACACTACAGACGAGAATGGATATGCTTTGTAGTAGGTTTTATATTAGGTTCAATAATATTTTAATGAATAAAAAAATAGAAAAAAATAATATAGAAGAAATTAAAAAACAAACATTAAGAAATATCTTGAGTAGTAAAGGTATTATATATCGTTACTACTTGAGATCTCTTCAGCAACAACATCAATCATATCGTTATGATTATCTTCCCATTGAACAGTTAAAGTAGTATCTTGCTTAACTTCTTGCTTAGTTCTTTCAACAAACAAAGAAGATAGACGAGGAGCTAACCACTTCACATAGTTTTGTTTTTCCCTAAGAAATAGAAGTTCTTGATTTGTTAGTTCAGTGACATCAGAAGAGAAAATCGCCAATAGTTTTTCAACTAAAGTCTTAATTCCTACTTCTTGTGCTTTCAAAAATTCGTCTTTAAACTTTGGATTTTTGTCTAAGTACCGATAGAAAGTCATCAAGCTGATCTTTAATGTGTCTTTGATTACGATATGAGGAATTCCGCCATCGTAAATAGTGGCGAGTAAAGTATTTCGTTCTGTATCGTTGAGAGTTAGCTCGTTCTCTTTCTTTGAAGATATACTCTTTGATTTGGTCATCTGTTTTATCTTTAAAATTCTTTAAGTTTTTTAAAATATTTATCTTCTTTTGTATATCAATATTATCGTTTCTGTATAACCCCTTATATTTCCTGGTTTTGTGATCCCATGATTTAGATCCACGATGATAGGTACAAAGATATTTCTTTTTTGTAGGGGTGAAGTATCCCTTACATAGACAAGGTTTTCCACTGTGTTTAGCGATAGCCTCACATCTAATCTTTATCTTTGGCATTACCTTTCCAATCGAGGTTGTTTCGTTTATTATACTCAACCTTTTCCCTATATCTAGGATTAGACATCTTCTTAATCTTAGTTAGTTCCTTAATAATTACATTGGGATTAACGTAATTAGCTTTGCTTTCCGCAGCAAGTTCCTCTTTTCTCGCAATAGCTAACTTAATATAATAGGGATTATTCTTATCCATTTGTAAGTCTGACAGGGGGAGCTTCGCTAAATTGTCAATTATAGATTGTTGATTACCTCTATTCTCTCTAATCACATCCTCTATTGTATTAATGTATATTGTTTCTTCTAATACTGTTCTTTTATTACCATCAGAGTGTTCTTTAATACTCATAGGGTGTTCTTTAATACCCATGTACTCTGTTTCCGCCTTTAAAAACTTAGCATTTACGACATAGGTTTTTCCAGACCTTCCTTTAATAGATTTAATCACATTCATAGTCTCTAAAGTGTCGATACAACGTCTAACTGTGGACCTAGAGAGCTTCGTATCCTTTTCTAAAGTTGAGTACCTCAAATCACATTGGTAATTGTTTTTCTTCCAAGCATATTTAAGAATTGCAAGATAAACACATAAACAAGTCGCCTTTCTTTCGCCTAATTTGTCTAAATGATGGTACAATTTGTACGTTAAGTGTAAAAATCCCCTAGTTCTTAACATAATTACATACCTTCTGATGTTGGTCTTGCAAGGAACGTAAAACAGATACCCACTCCCCCTCAGACATAGCGATTAGAGGAGCATTCGGTATGTCCACACGCCTAACTTTGAATTCTAGGCTATCCTGGGTGGATTTCTTATAAAACACTAAATACGCAGGGATATGGCAGGATTTGGCGATCCATCTAGTCACATTGGTATATTTGACATAGTTTCCTGTGTCATATACAGTTTCAATCAATGCAAGCGGTTGCCAACAACCTTTATTATAGCAGCACTCAACAGAGTCTACATCCACCATAGCTATTCGTTCATACTTTCGATGCCACCTTGAATATAGGTCCTTATCGAAGTGTTTTGCGTATCTCATTCAACCTTTCTTTTAATGTTTTTATCTCATAATCTTTTAACTCAATCTCTTTCTCAAGAGCTAGTATTATATCCGCTTGTTTTTTTATAAACTTCTTTGCTCTTTTCAACTCATCTGGACATCCCACCTCATCAAAGATCTTTGAGTTTGTCATAGATTACTGTCCACAAATTCCTTCGCACTCATTATTAAACATATCTAATTGTTTATCTGTTTCTTTTTTATTAAAGTCTACCTCATCCAAAGGTTTGCAAGATCTATGTACAAATATTTGTTCATCTTCCTTTCTTGTAATGGTCCTTACTTTCTTGTCAAAGTCTACAGCAATAGCAAACTCACTTGGTCTTTCTGTTTTCATAAAGTGCCAGTAAGCATCATTGTGATATGGACATACAATACAAGCTGATTTTTCTGGTAGTGGTATGTCATGTTTTTTTAAATAGTTTATACAATCTTGTCTTGACATATTAGCTTCAATCAAAGGGTATCTGTTTAAGATATATTTATCTCTAGCTGGTTTCATTCTACCAGCTTCATCAGTTGAGATACCAATCCATTGCTCAACATACTTATCTTTAGGAAAGTGTTTACCTTTTGGAACACCGCACAACTCTCTTATTTTTTTTCTTATTTCTTGAATTTTATAGTCATTGCTACATTGACGCATAATCATACCTTTCTTGCCTGTAATTTTATTTTGCGTGAAGTATGGTGCTACAACAAAATTAGTTGTACCTTTAGCGGCTAACATATCTTCCATAATATTACCTTTTGAAACTATATGTACAGGATAGGGTAAAATTTTTTTTAATAAATCTAAGTACAACATTACTCTCTTTGGTTCATTTTGCGTATCAGAAAATACTGCATGATCTACAGGTGGCAAATCTCCTTTAGCTGCCATGATTGCCATCGTAGAACTTTGTACTCCTGCACCTAAACTTAAAACTACCATTGCTTTGCTTCTATCTTTATCAATCATTTTAATACCTCTATTTTTTTAACAACAGATCTTGGATAGACAGTTGTGTTGCCAACAGTTAAATCACCATCATCATCAAAGCTATGCGATGCAAAGATTATAACTTTCTTTTGATCTTTATAAAGTAAATAACCTGTATCCTCACACCA